GAGCACTGATGAAGTTGAAAAGGAGGTGGTCAGAAAATCCCTCCTTAAGAGCGGGCTGGGAGCTCTTGGGCTATGATCCTCATCCCAACAGACTCTACCGGGGCCCTGCGGGAGTACACAGAGGTCGTTGGGCTAGAGGCGGCAAAGTACACGATAAAGCTATCGTGGAACACCCGTACGGAGCACTGGATGTTGTCGCTGTACGATACTGCCGCTAACCCCGTAATTGAGGGGGCAGCCGTATCGTGCGGGGTTGATCTGCTGCGAGGTTCGTCGGTTTCTACGCGCCCCCCTGGACGCCTCTTGGCGATCCCAACTGATGCCAGCATCGAGCACCCAGGCTTGAAGGGACTCGGGTCCAGGGTGCAGCTCTACTACGAGGAAGCAGGCGAGTGACGGCACGTACTCAATGGCAGCGTGCGATTGTGCTGAGTATCGGGTCAATCCAGATTGATACTGACACGCTGGACGTTGCGTTCGAGATAGAACGCGACGAGAAGCCCTGGCCAAATCTGGCACGGATCCAAGTTTGGAATCTCAACCCTGCGCATCGCGCTGAACTTGCTGCTTCGCAAGGCGTGGAGTGCCGTTTGGAGGCCGGCTATGTTGAGGGCACGGGGTTATTGTTTTCCGGGCGATTGCGTGAGGCCACCTCCATCGCAGATGGTGTGGACTGGATCACAACCCTAGAATCGGGCGACGGGGAGCTCGACTCGGAGGGGGAGCCGATCGCCTCGAAATCGATCCGGAAGACATGGGCGCGCGGTACTCCCTGTCTTCAGATCCTGAAAGACTTCATCGCTGAAATGAAGGTGGACGAAGGGAATGCCTCCGTCACTGGGGCGGCTGCATCCCTGACCACGGGTGCGGCGATCTCGCACGCGTTCGCGGTAGACGGACCAATCCTGGACGAGCTGACCTATTTCATGCGCTCGGTCGGGCTGACCTGGAGCATCCAGGATGGCGCTTTCCAGGTGAGGTTGGCGGATGCGCCTGCCTCCGTCGGACCACTGATCACCCCCTCGACTGGACTGGTCGGGAGAGTCACGGCGAGCACGCGGAAGGTGGAAAGGGAAAACCAGACCACCAAAGAGAAAGAGCTCACGACTTGGCAGATGGCTGCCGGGACGTGCCTACTGCTGCCCGAACTGAGGCCGGGGATCGGTTTCACTGTGGACGCTTCCACGGTGTCTGGGGCGCATTTGTGCACGAAAGTGAGGCATGTGGGGGACACAGGAGCTTCTTCGTGGTACACGGAATGGGAAGGGAGAATGCTGTGAGCGAGGGAGAATGCTGTGAGCGAGGAATCTGACTGGGCAGACGCGATTCGGGAGGCGATCGCCCGGAGTCTGGACGGGGTGCACACCTCGATCCCGGCAAAGGTGACGCAGTACATCCCCGCAATTCAACAGTGCGCGGTAGAGCCCGTAATCGCGGGGATGCCTCCCCTCGAGGATGTGCCTGTGCAATGGCCACGGGGGGGAGGGTATTTCGTGCATCTTCCGCTTACAGCGGGAGATCATGTGCTGCTGACTTTCTGTGAACAAGACTTCGGCCCGTGGCGTCTGAGCGGTAGCGCGCAGGCTCCAGCGCTTCTCAGACGCCATGGGCTCTTTGCCTACGCCGTGCCGGGGGCAGCCCCCGATACCTCCCCGATCATCCCTGCAGCCACGCTAACAGGGGCGGCAATCGGAGCAGAGACCGGAGTGATTATCCAGGTGGGGACGGCGAATGCCCAAGTAGGGCCCCTCGGAGTGGCGGCACTGCCAGTCATGACCGCTGCAGAATTTACGGCTCTCATGGCCAGTTTCGTCGCAACCCTCAACACGCACACCCATGTGTGCGCAGCGCCTGGCGCGCCAAGCGGTCCACCCGTCCCGACTTCGACCCCCCCTAGCGCCGTCGGGAGTGGCGTGCTATTGGTGTCGTCGTGACGGAGCCGGAGTTATGGTGTTTGCCATCGAGACACGAGCGTTGAGGGGGGATCAATGAGCGGGTTCCTGATCCCGGGAGATCTCGAATTATCTGCCGACGGATCCCGGTTCGTGTTCCGGCAAGGGCTGGAGGAGTATGCGGATCGCGTCCGTGCCGCGCTTCACATTTTTCGTGGCACATGGTGGTACGACCAAACCCGCGGGATCAGGTATCTCGATGTGATCCTGGAAAAGCCCGCTAGTATCGGGCTCCCCCTCCTGCAGTCGGAGGTCCGCCGCGTGATCGCTGAAACGCAGGGCACGTTGGCCGTGACCAGCGTAACGGCCCGATACGACCCCTCTGAACGGCGTGCTTGGGTGGCGTGGACGGCTCGCACGCGCTACGGCACCACTAGCGGGGAGGAGGCCTTAACGTGACAACATACGGGCTGACAAGCACGGGATTCGTGCGAAAGACTTACGAGCAAATACTAAAGGACCAGCAGACTTTTCTGCGGGCAAAGATCTCTCCTTCGCTCGTGCTAGACGAGACCACGGTCGAAGGCAACATAGCCGCTATTACGGCGGACCAACTAGACCAGGCTTGGGAGGCGTTAGAGGCAGCGGTCGGAGCCCTCGATCCCGACAATGCAGCCGCAGCCCTCCTCGTGAGTGTGTGCAAGCTCACAGGGATCTTGAGGAAGGGTGCGTCGCAAGGTACCGTACTCGTCGATCTCGTGTTCGATCAGGCGACGACGATTGCCGCGAACTCCCTGCTCCTGTCTGTGACAGGGCAGGCCGCGAACTTGTGGAGCAACGACAACGAGATCTCCGTCGCAGCTGCGGGCTCCGTGACGGGGGTCCCCTTCACATCAGTTCTCGCCTCGAGTTCGGCCGTTGCCCCGAGCGGTACACTGGCAGTGATTGCGACCCCCAAGACAGGGCTTGTCTCGGCAACCAATCCTTTGGATGCCACGGGCGGGGCGGACATCGAGCCGCTGGACGCATTGCGGCTGCGACGGGAAGCGAGTCTCGGCAGTGCGGGGCAGGGCACGACGCTCGCAATCCGGGCTGCAGTCGTCGGAGACGATACGGGGGACAATCCTGGCGTCAGTGGGATCGAGGATTGTCGGGTCGTTGAAAACGACACCGGGCTCGCAGTGGACGGCATCCCGCCTCGGACGCTGCGGGTCATCGTGTGGGACGGTCCTACTGCTGCTGCGGATGACGATGCGATCGCTGCTGCGATTTATGCGTCGAAGGGGGCCGGAACTCCAACCTACGGAGCCGTGACGGGGGAGGCCACAGACCCATGGGGGGATACGAAGTACGTGCACTTCGATCGGGCGACAGAGCTGCCTGCCTATGTCTCTGTGGCTACAACCGGCACAGCAGGAAGCGCCGCAATTGCGGCCGCAATCCTGGGAGCGCACTCAGAATTCATCGGTACTACCCTCCTCTATGCTGCGCTTGTGAGTGCGGTCTATTTAGTCGAGGGGGTGTCAAATGTCACTTCCCTCACTCTCGGGTTCTCCGCTTCTCCCGCAGGGACCGCAGATCTATCGGCAGCCACGGACGAAGTGATCACGCTCGACACTTCCAGGATTGTGATCACATGACGGGGGTCACATGACGCTAGCCCACAAGCTTGATCACGAACCCGAGGGGGTGCTGAAACTTCAGCCTGCGTACTGGGGCAAGCCACGCATTGCGGCCTGGCTTGTTTCGGGACTGGCCGAGGTACAGGCGTTTGAAGATGCGGTCTGGAGCTATTTGGACGGTCTCGACGTTGATACTTGTGAGCGCTTTGCGCTGGAAGGGCTCGCGGCGATCGTCGGGGAGCAGACAAGACCCCCCGACACGGAAGAACTCCGGATGCGGGTCCAGGCGCGGATCTGGATCAATCGGTCCGACGGCACTCCCTCCGCGGTCGCTGGCCTGATCGCGCTCCTCACCAGCGGGGAGGTGCATGTTCTGGAACTCGCGGAAGAAGTGCGGGTCCTCCAGTATGGCGCCGACCCCTACTCCCCCGATGTGGCAGGCGAGATGCTTAAAGCTGCCTGCCAGGGCGGAAAACAGACCACTTGGCTCACTGGATGCGGAACCGGATCCGTGAGATTCCCGGGCTACTACGACGCAGCCCCCGATAGCACTTATTGTTTCGGGACTGGCACTTGGAGCGAATACCATGACTGATCTAGATTGGGCAGAAGAGGACTACTTTTCGGGGGGGGCGAGCCCTACGAAAATAGAGCCCCAAGCGGGGGTCAAGTCTTACGGCCAGCTCCCGAACTTGGCGAATGTGTCAGCACAAGAACTGAACTGGTTCCTGCACGCGATGAAAACGGAGATCGGGCAAAACTATCTCGCGCAATTGGGGGATGCCATGAGCATAGAGACCACGCTCTACCCCCAGCACGCGACCTACTGCGGGGGGACTTGGGTAGTTGTGGGAGACAACAACTCCGGCAGCCCGCTGGTGGAAATAGTCAGCCGCAACGAAGTAAGCGCTGCGCCAACACTCGCAGCAGGGAACATTACATCACTAGACGCGTCTTGCGCGGTAGATGCAGTGGTGCTGGCTGGGGGCCCTCTAAGTGGCGCAACGGCGAATAAGTTGTACCGATCTACCAACTATGGTGCGACTTTCTCACTGCGCGCCATGGCTGCCAGTGATACTGATGAAGTGGAACGCCTCGGTCTGCTCGGTTCGACCGTATGGGCCCTGCTCGGTGCCAGTTCGCTTCGGGCGGAATACTCGACTGATGGCGGCTCGACTTGGGCTGCAGGGTCCCTCTCAGCAGGAGCGAGCACACCCCCACGCCAGAAGATTGGTGACATCGCCACTGATGGGGCGAGGGTAACAGTGGCGGCAAGTAGCGGGGGCACTGCCGTGATGTTGTCCACGACCGACGGCATCACGTGGACGACCTACAGCCATCCCGCGTCTGGTTCCCAAGGGCGTAGTGTCGCCTGGACTCCTAAATTCGGCTGGATTTCGTACTGCCGGCAGGGAGCAACACCCCCGTCCCAATCGGCGGACGGGATAACTTGGGCGGCTGCCACGACAGCGACGGCCCCTGGGTCGAATATCCACGACTATGTATATGCGCTAGGGAATATCCTCGTATGTAGGTGGAGGAGCTCCGGCAACTACTACCACATATCCTACAGTGCAGATGGGGGCGCGAGTTGGGAACGCGCTGGGACGCATGATACAGCGATCGTCGGGGGGGGAAGTGGAGCAGCAGTTGGGAGCGGACGGCTCCTGCAGCTAGGCATGGACAACATCACGGCAGTGCCCAATAGGGTATTTGTGTCCCCCCGCATCGCCCCGATTAGCCTGATCTAGGCACGGTTCTTGATTCGGAGCCGGTGGATTCGATTTGAGTTGCGGAAGCCTTAGTAGAGGGTATTCTTCTCCACATGGCAAAGGGGCTGAGGATAGCAAAGGGACTGTGGCTGGCATCAATCTTGGCGGCATGTTCGCCGACCCCTGGTCCGCTGGATGTGTACGAGGCCGGGATCCGCGCGGAGCGCGGAGTAACCCGTGAAGAGCTGGAACTTGCATCCGCCTTGTGGGGGGTCCCGATTACTTCCCATGGCGGGCTGCCGGTGATCGCCGAACCCATGGCGCCCCCACTAGTAGGGCATTATTCAGAATTCGGAGCCGTGTTCATCGACCTTGATCGGGCACCCGATCCTGCTACTGTGATCGCCCACGAAGTGGGGCATGCGATCGGATGGGTGCATGAAGATGCGTCTCAATCCCCGTGCAATGTCATGGCCCCGTTCTGGGAGGAGGCGGACCAAGAGTGCCTGGACGATTATCGGTAGCAACGTCGGATCCAGCAGCAGGGCTCCCGATCACTCTCACCACCTTCCCACGGATCTCCCAGCCGGCCCAGTGGACGGCTGAAGAATTAACATGGGGGGAGTTCGTGGAGCGGCTGCTGTCGAACGGGGTCGCCCCCTACGCAGCCAAGGAGAACACCCCCTTGCATGCGCTGTACCGGCTCAAGCCGGGCGGGAAGCGCAGCAACGCAGATGTGGAGCAGGTATTCGGGGTGTGTCTTGACTTCGATGCGACCCCCGCCGTGCAAGTGCTGGAATGCGTGGAGCGGCTGCAGGCGGATGGGGTGGGTGTGCTTTGGCACACCACTTGGTCTCACGGAGTAAAGGGGGATTGCCGCCGACTCATTATCCCACTGGCGAATCCGATCCAGGCAAGGCAGTATGACGGGCTGCTTGGAATGGTGTGGGGGAGATATGCCGAGCACGCAGACCGGGACGCAGGGAGCGTGCATCGAGCATTCTACGTGCCGAGCTGCCGACCGGATAAGCAAGACATAACAGAGCTGCACTACCTTCCTGGGGGGGGACTGCGTTTCCAGGATCTTGCGCCTCCACTGGCCCCGGTAGAGAGTGCTCTTTCGCTCGCTCCAGTCGTCCAGATCTCAGAGATCGTATGGCAACGACTCGCATCACGTTGGGCGCGTTCGTCCAGGCCCTCGGATATCGACTTGGCCGAACGACTGAAAAGCTGCCTCGAGGGCGTGC